TTCATTTGATAATGTAACAGATATTTCAAATTCAAATGGTTTTACAATTACAGTTGGAAAAATAAATTCATCAGGGATTGTTGGAGATCCATTGAATTATTTCTTTTTTCAGAGTACAGATACAGCAACAACAGGAAATGTTTCTGGTGGTGGAGCACAATGTTCTGCAGGCCCAGTAACTTTACAAGCTTAATATGACATACGCAGAACTTGTTCAAAAAATTAGAGATTACACAGAAGTAGATGCAAATGTATTTACTTCAACAATTGTAAATGGATTTATATTAGATGCTGAATATAGAATTTTAAGAGAAGTAGATTCTGATAATAATAGAAAATATGCAACAGCTACTATTATTGCAGGTCAACCTTATGTAAGTACACCTCTTTTAACAGATCAAACTTTAATTATAAGAGAGGCTCAAATTATTCCATCAGGAATTTATACTGGAGAGAATGCTGTAGTAGAATATAGAGATACAGGCTTTATTAATGAGTATAATGCTAGTAATACACAGGGATTACCTAAATATTTTAGTTATTGGGACGAACAAACAATAGTTTTAGCTCCAATTCCAGACTTGACATATACCATGCAATTAAATTATATCTTGAAGCCAACAGGATTATCTGTTAATAATTCGACAACATATTTAAGTCAGCAATTTCCCACTGGTTTATTATATGCTTGCCTTGTTGAGGCGTATGGTTTTTTAAAGGGTCCGGCAGATATGATACAATTTTACGAACAAAAGTATCAGTCAACGTTACAAGGATTCTCTATTGAACAAATGGGAAGAAGAAGAAGAGATGAATTCCAAGAGGGTTCACCTTCGATTCAAAAACAAGGATAATATAATTAGGAGTTAATATGGCGATAACACAAGCAATTGCAAACACGTTCAAGCAGCAGCTTTTACAAGGTGGACACAATTTTAATACCACTGGCGGAAACACTTTTAAGTTAGCTTTATACACATCTGCAGCAACTTTAGATTCTTCAACTACAGTTTATACTTCAACAGGTGAAATATCAGCACCAACTGGAACTTATTCTACTGGAGGCGGAGTACTAGCAAATGTATCACCACTTGTTTCAAATGGTATAGCATTTATAAATTTTTCAGACATTTCTTTTACTGGAGTTACTTTAACTGCAGCAGGAGCTTTAATTTATAATTCTACTCTTTCAAACGCAGCGGTATGTGCATTAGATTTTAGTGGAGATAAAACTGCAACATCTGGTACTTTTACAGTTCAATTTCCAGCAGCTAATACAACACAAGCTATTATAAGAATAGGCAACGCGTAATAGGAGTTACCTATTATGGCTAACGGTTGGAATCAAGGTAGTTGGGGTGATCTTGCCTGGGGTGGAATATTAAACGTTGATGTTCAACTAACAGGGCAACAATTAAATATTTCTCAAGGCGATGAGAATATTATAACTGATGTTAATGTTTTATTAACTGGTCAGCAGTTAAATATAAGTTTAAATTCTGTAACTGAATTAATTACTGTTGATGTTTTTGTAACTGGTCAACAATTAAATATTTCATTAGGTGAAGAAAGTATAATTGGAACAGCTAACGTTGATTTAACAGGTCAACAATTAAATCTTTCATTAGGTGATGTTATAGCTGAAAATAAAATTGATATAGATGTAACAGGTCAACAATTAAATGTTTCATTAGATACATTAAGTTTTACAATTACAGGAAGTGTTGATTTAACAGGTCAACAGTTAAATACATCATTAAATAGTGTTACTGCAATAGCTAATGCAAATGTAGACGTAACAGGACAACAGTTAAATGTAAGTGAGGGAATTGTAGATCCTTCTCCTGACGCTACAGTTGTTGGTATTGGAATCTCTATTGCTTTAGCAGTTGGAACGGTTGTTATTGGAACAGCTAATGTAGATGTTATAGGACAGCAATTAAATGTAAGTCAAGGAGAGGCAATAGGAGATGCAAATACTATTGCAAATGTCACTGGAAATGGATTAGCTTCTGGTTTAGGAATAGCTTTTGGAGGTGCTTTTACTTTAGTTTCTGTTACAGGAAATGGATTGAATATATCTTTAAATAGTGTAAACAATCAAATCTGGACTGAGATAAATACTGGAACTACTGCAATTTGGACGGAGATTGACACAGCCGCATAAATTTAATAAAACAAATATAAGGAATTAATATGGTATCAAGTTATTCATCGGATCTTAAACTAGAAATCCAAGTAACTGGCGAAAATGCTGGTACATGGGGAGATATTACAAATACAAATTTAATTATTCTACAACAAGCAATTGCAGGTTATGAATCAGTTGCATTAAATGCAACAACAGGAGCAACACTTATATTTTCTAATGGTGTACCTTCTAACGGTAAAAACGCAGTATTAGAATTTACAGGAACTATTACAGGAAACGTGAATGTTACTATTCCATCAGATGCAACAGGACCTGATGAAAAAGTTTATATAATTAAAAATAACACAACAGGTGCTTTTACTGTAACAGTAAAAGTTGATGGTCAAACAGGAGTTACTTTTTCTGCAACAGATAAAGGAACAAAACTTTTATATTTAAATGGAACGGATGTTATAGATTCTAACATTGGAAAACTTTCAAATGATGCTTCTCCAACTTTATCTGCGGTATTGGATACTAATGGTAATGACATTATTATTGATAATGGGGGAGCTATTGATGATGATTCTAACAACGAATATATTAAATTTTCAAAAACAGCATCTGCTGTAAATGAAATAACTTTAGCAAACGCAGCAACAGGAAACTCTCCTATTATTTCAGCAACAGGTGGAGATACAAACGTTGGAATTACATTAACACCAAAAGGTGATCTGGGAAGAATTACAAATAATGGTGAGACAAAAATATTTGGTGTATTTGAAAATGCTACAATATCAACTACATTTGTAACTACATTTACTTATGATGTATTGACGCAAGCAGTATATTTTCAAAACGTTAACTTAGGTTCTAATTTTACAGTCAATTTAAGAGGAAATGCTTCAACTGCATTAAACGCGGCTCTAGCTACAGGTGAATCAGCTACAGTTGCTCTTCTTGTTAAACAAGGCAACACAACATTTTATAATAACGTAATTCAAGTTGATGGAACTACTGTTACAGCAATTTATCAAGGTGGAACAGCACCAACTGCTGGAAATGCTTCCTCTACAGATGTTTACGTTTACACAGCAATCAAAACAGCAGCATCAACATACACAGTATTAGCATCTCAAACACAATTTAAATAGGAGAAGAAAGAATGCCTTTAAATTCTACACGAGGAGGAGCTTCAGCAAAAGGATTTGGTTTTACTGCAAAAGGAGCAGCAGGTCCATTTACATTAACAATTAGTTCACCTCAAACAAATTTAAATTTAGCAACCTTTGCAACCTCTAATGGTTGGCCAGGCACTACAGATGCTACTATTACAATAGACACTGGAGTTTGGATTTATTCAACATCAGTTCCTACTCCTGGATTAACAACTGGAGCATTTCCAGGTGGATTAACTATTATAAACAAAGGTTATATAGCAGGTATGGGTGGAAATGGTGCAGGTGCTGCATTTACACCGGGACCCGCTGGTGGAAACGCTATTAGTCTAGGAACCAACACAACAATTAATAATACAAATCCTGCTGCCTTTATTGGAGGTGGAGGTGGAGGAGGTGCTACTGCAAGAGCGGCAGCAACAGGAGGTGGAGGAGCTGGTGGAGGAAATGGAGGTGTTGGACCAGGTCCAGTAGCAGGAGGAACTGGTGGAGCAATTAATGCATCAGGTGGAAATGGAAATATTATAAATGCAGGAAACCCAACTACAGTAGGTATAGGAGGAGGAGCTGGAGGAGGAGGTGGTGCATTTAGTAATAAAGCAGGAAATGCAGGTGGAACAGGAGGTGGAGGAGGTAGAATTTTCCCTGGAAGTGGTGGTGCAGGTGGAACAGGAGTTCAACCACAACCAGCAGCTCCAATACCAAACTCAGGTGGAGCAGGTGGAGCAGGTAGTGCTGCAGGTGGAGGTGGTACCCCTGGAACTAATGGTGCTACAGGAGCTGGAGCAGGGGGAGGAGGATGGGGTGCTAATGGTGGTACTTGTGGACCATTTAATAATCCTGCGTCATTTCCTGGTGGTCCATATCCTGGAGGTTCAGGTGGTAAAGCAGTTGCTTTAAATGGTTACTCAGTTACTTGGACAAGTGGTGACACCGCAAGAGTTTTTGGAGCCGTATCATGATTTTAACAAAAGAATTTTTACAAAAAACAGATGCTTGTAAAGGAGGATATCAAGTTGCTTTAGAAAATAATTTAATAGGAAAACCTTATGATGAAGTTATTTCTTATCTTTATAATAATGGATTTAAAGATGATGCAGATTGGTTGTTAGACCAAAAAAACACCGTTATTTATATAAAAGAAAGTGGAAACGTAATAATTAATGGATATAGAATTCAACCTTTTGATATATATTCAAAAATATACAATACTGTTGAGTCCTTAGTTGAAGATTATCAAAATGCTAAAAATAAATGGATAGAAGAAAATAAACATACTATTTCTGTTGATAGTGTAATTACAGATATAAATGGAAATGAAACTTGGAAAAATATTGATTTAAATTCATATATTCCTATAGGTGATGAAAAATTTAAAGTATTTAATGCAAATAGTGGTTTATATGAAACTTTTTCTACAATAGAAGATGCTAAAGTAAGACATAATTTTTTTGTTCAAGAATTTGAACAACGAACAAATGTATCAATATTTGTAGAACAAAGAATTACAAATAATGAAAATAACGAAGCTTGGGAAAAAATAGATATATAATTTATTTATTTTTAAAACTTGAAGGAAGTCCTAAGTGTAGACGTTTGTCGTATATATTTTCTTTAGATCCTTTTGTTTTTAAATTGTTATAATGTAAAAATACTTGTGCACAGTTTTCTCCTTTAAATTCATCGCGCCAATGTTCTAATTCATTACCTTTATATACTAACATGTCTCCAGGTTTTAAATCTACTTTTATTCCTTTTAATCCTTCTTTACTTGATGGTTCTAAGTAAATAGGCCAAGAGTCTCCTCCTAAATTTAAAGTCGTAGATATTTCACAACTGAATCTATCTTTATGGCGGTGTAATGTATCTCCTTTTTTATAAATTCTAGCATATGAATAATTTGGGTTTAATTTTAATTCTGTAATTTTTTCCATAATAGGAAGAAGTTTTACTAATAAAGTTTCCATTACAATATCTGAATAATGTGAATAAGTTTCAGGGACTTGTGTATCATTCCACACACCAAAGTATTCTGTAAATGGACTTATGTACTTTGCATCAAACATCGTACGTGCAACTTGTCTTTTCATTAAAAAATAATTAAAACAAAAGTCCGTTAAATCTTTTGATATTACTTCTTTTATAATTATATATTTATTTTTTTTAAAATTCATATTTTTTATTTAAATGGATACCCGAGATTCCAAATTACCAATGAATATCTAGTTCCTTTCGTAACTGGTTTAACTCTATGCCATACATGAGAAGGAAATACAACTATAGAACCTCTTTCTGATATTTCAGCACATTTTCTCACCGTTGGTTTATCAGGATCCATATTTCTAAAATCAAATTCTAATTCACCACCTTTATAATCTTTAGGATCTGATAACGAACATGTAACAGATAATTTTCTAATTTTTCCATGTCTATTTAAATCGTTAGGTTCATTGTAAGGAACTTGCCAAGAATCAGAATGCCAATCATAAAATTGATTTAATTTATATTTTGTAAACTGACATGATTCTGACCAATCCCATTCAAAATTCCAACCTGCTAATCTATTTGCTTGATGTATATAAGGTTGTATTTCTTTATATATCCAAGGATCGGACAACCATACAATATTTGAATCTCTTTTCTTTTTTAAATCTTTTAAATCTTTTTTTGATAAATTTTTGTCTTTTTTAATTTTATCAGTTTGTGTACCAGTAAGTGCTAATTGTTCTTGTTGAGCAATTCCATATTTAACTAGTTCATCACAAAATCTAGGAGTTAATGCTTTTTGAAAATAATAATAGTAGTTCTGTAGATTCATTCTAATAAATTTTTAACAAATTTTTAAATTAAAGTAAAGGGTTTGTAATCATATTTCTTTTAATTTCATTAAAAAATGGTATAATTTATACCTTATAGAGTTATATTTCTACCTCGATTTCTCTAGTTTTTTAACATTATTTAAATATAATAGTAATTTATGCCTTTACAGAAAATACAATTTAAACCTGGATTTAATAAACAAACAACAGCAACCGGAGCAGAAGGGCAATGGATTGATGGGGATAATATTAGATTTAGATATGGACAACCTCAAAAAATAGGTGGTTTTCAACAGTTAGTAAGTGATACACTGGCTGGCCCTGCTCGAGCTCAACTTACTTGGACTGCATTAGATGGTAAAAAATATGCAGCTTTAGGAACTTCTAAATTACTAGTTATTTATTATCAAGGAGAATTTTTTGATATTACTCCACTTGGAACAGCTTTAACATCTTGTACTTATACATCAACAACAGGATCTTCAACAGTTACAATTAATAAAACAAGTCATGGTTTAGAGGTTGGTGATTATATTATTTTTACATCTGTTACAACTCCAGGAGCACCTACAACAAGTTATACATCAGCAGATTTTACAACTAATACTTTTGAAGTTAAATCAATCCCAACCTCAGGAACTTTTACAGTTACCATGCCATCAAATGAAACAGGTACAGGTGTTACGGCAGGTGGAACTATTACTACAACACCTTATATTTTTATAGGTCCTACGGTTCAAACTTCAGCTTTTGGATTTGGAACTGGATATTGGGGTGGAACAATTCCTACTTCAGCCACAACTTTATTAAATGTGGGAGGAGGAATAGATGCTACTACTACAACAATCACCGTAGATTCTACAGCTGCTTTTCCGACAGGCACTGCAGGACCTCCACCAACTAGAATAGATATTGATACAGAATTAATTACTTATGCAGCTAAAACTGCAACAACTTTTACAGGGGCTGGTAGAGGTGCAAATGGATCTACTGCTGCATCTCATGCTGATAATTCAATAGTAACCAATGCAACAGATTGGGTTGATTGGGGAGAAGAATCAAATACTACAGCCGTGACACTCGCTCCTGGTTCCTGGTCGCTTGATAACTTTGGACAGGTTCTTGTTGCAACTATTAAAAATGGTAAAACATTTACTTGGGATCCTTCAGCATTAAACAGATTAAATACAAGAGCTGTAGTTGTTTCTAATGCGCCAACGGCTTCTATTATGACATTAGTATCAGATAGAGATAGACATTTATTTGCAATGGGAACAGAAACTACAATTGGAGATCCTTCATCTCAAGATCCAATGTTTATAAGATTTTCAAATCAAGAAGATATTAATACTTGGAATCCAACAGTAACAAATACTGCTGGTACATTTAGACTAGATACAGGAAACGAGATTATAGGAGCGGTGCAAGGTAAAGATTATATTTTTGTTTTAACAGATCAAGCAGCTTATTTAATTCAATTTGTTGGTCCTCCATTTACATTCTCTGTAAGACAAGTTGGAACAAATTGTGGATGTATTGGTCAACATGGTATGGTGTTTGCAGAAGGTGCTGTATATTGGTTAGGTTTTGGAGGTGGGTTCTTTGTATTTGATGGAACTGTTAAACAATTACCATCACTTGTTGAAGATTTTGTATTTACAGATTTAGAGGACAATTTAGGATTTAATTATGATGCTAGTCAGTTAGTTTATGCTTATCATAATTCATTATATAATGAAGTTGGTTGGTTTTATCCTAGCGCAAAAATATCAACAACAGTATCTACTCCATCCACACAAATAAATAGAAATGTAGTTTATAATTTTATTGAAAATACTTGGGTAACAGGTTCTTTAGCTAGAACAACTTATATAGATGCATCTACTTTTGATTTACCTTATGCAACACAATATATTGCAAATGGTACACCAAGTTTTCCAATTATTAATGGTGTAACTAATACCTATGGTTCAACTAAATACTGGGAACAAGAAACAGGAGTTAATGAAGTAGATACAAATGGAGTCAATACAGCTATTGCTGCATATGTTCAATCTGGAGACTACGATATATCTGAACAAGGTTTAGGAGGAGATGGTCAATTAATTATGCGTGTTAAACGATTTATTCCAGATTTTAAAAATTTAGATGGTAATGCAAAAATAACTTTATTTTTTAGAGATTATCCTGCAAATGCAAATTCAACTCCTTCTACTACACCTCCTTTAATTACTGGACCCTTTACAATTACATCTTCAACTGATAAGGTAGACACGCGTGTGAGAGGAAGACAGGTAAGTTTAAGAATAGAAAATGATGCAGTAAATGAAACTTGGAGATACGGAACTTTAAGATTAGACATTGAAGCAGGAGGAAGAAGATAATGGCAAAAATATCAGCATATATACCAGAGCCTACACAAAACTATGATGTTAATAATCAAAGGCAAATTTTAGAAGCAGTAGCTACACTCAAAGATCAGTTGAATTTTTCTTTTCAAAAAGATTTAAAAGATGAATT